TCCTACTTGTGCAGTAGAGGTATATCAGAAAGATCACAACTTATATATTAATGAATTACTTTACAGAACTATGATGACTACAGCAGACATACATAGATTCTTTTTAGAGCATAATAAAGAAAATAAGCTATGCTTTGGTGATTCAGCAGAAGTACGTTTAATAGATGAGCTTAAAAGAATGGGTAATAATATTAGACCAAGTGTAAAAGGTCAGAATAGTATTATGGCAGGTATTGATTTATTAAAGCGATACAAACTACACATAACAGAAACATCTGTAAATGCTATAAAAGAGTTTAGAGATTATAGATGGAAAAAAGATAAAGCAAATAGATTAACAAACATACCTAATGATGGTGCTGATCACTTACCTGACGCAACTCGGTACGCAACCTATTCTCTAATGAGCAAACCTAACTATGGTAAGTACGCAATAAGATAAAAAAGTTATCAAAAAAAATTGATAATTAAAATAATTGTTGTATATTAGCTTCATAAGTAATAATTAGAATATTTAAATTAAAACAATACAGGTGCTGATAACCCACATAGAGAACGTGTCGAAAGGGCAGCACCTTTTTATAAATTATGGAAGCTAAAAAAAAAGAACAAGTAAAATCAATATCACAAACGGTAATGGCATTAAAATATGTATTTGGTCATTACGATCTTACTTTCTTAAAGCTGTTAGATGTGTCACAATTAGAAGATCTGTTTATTCAAGACGCATTTAATGATCCACACTTACATATAAGTTACCAATTAGAGAAACACAAGATTAATTTTGAAATAATAAAGCAAGAGATTACATCTACATAGAAGTTCATTTCATATTAGTTAGTCGAGTTAAAGAGGGTTCGTAGATGTCCCTCTTTTTTTATTGGTAAAAAATACTTAATTTGGTATTATATACTTATGAAACTTTCAGTAAACGTACCAACAGAATTAAGTGAATTGACACTTGGTCAGTATCAGAAGTTCTTAAAGGTGCAAAAGGATAATGGTGACGGAATGTTTGTAGCACAGAAAATGATTGAAATATTTTGTGGTATAGATCTGAAAGATACTTTTAAAATTAAGATCACAGATATAAATCAGATAGTAGCAATACTAAATGAGATACTAGAAATTAAACCTGACTTAATACATAAGTTTAAACTAAACAACTTAGAGTATGGTTTTATACCAGTGTTAGAAGATATATCATTAGGAGAATACGTAGACATAGAAACCTTTATGCAAAATTGGGACGAAATGCACAAAGCTATGAACGTGCTCTATAGACCAATAGCACAAAAACATAAGGAGAAGTATAACATAGTTGACTACGAAGGATTAGAAAGTGATACTATGAAAGATATGCCATTAGATGTTTGTTTTAGTTCAGTGGTTTTTTTTTACAATTTAGGAATCGAATTGTCGAGCAATATGATGGATTATTTAACGGATCAGGAGATGGAGAATCTTTCGACAGAACAGCTCAATTCCATAAAAGGTGGGGGTGGTATTCAGCAATTTACGAACTCGCTAAAGGAAGTATTACAGAATTCGAGAATATCACTAGGGAGAAATTAACAAAAGCATTAACTGTATTATTATACATTAAAGAAAAAGGTGAAGTAGAAAAAGCAGAATTAAAATCAAATGCAAGGAAACATAGCAATTAGATCGTATTACAAAATAAGTGAATTATTAGAAAGTTCATTATTAAGTAACAATATTACAAAGACAGTAACAATAGGTGATGTAACAGAAGTAGATCTAGGTAAACAAACTATATTTCCCTTAGCACACTTTATTGTAAACAGCGTAGTATCAACACAACAGACACTTGTATATAATATAACTGTATTAGTTATGGATATTAAAGACACAAGTAAATACAAAGAAGTTGATAAGTTCAGAAAGAATACAGACGAACAAGATATACTTAACACACAATTAGGAGTTTTAAATTTATTAATACAAAAACTAAGGTTCGGAGATTTATCTACACAAGGATATAAGTTAACTAATGATCCTAGCTGTGAACCATTTGTAGATAGGTTTGAAAATAATTTAGCAGGTTGGAATGCAGATTTAAATATTGAAATGCCAAATGATCAAAATATATGTTAATATTTTCAGATACATTTAATGCAAGATTAGAAGAATTTTTTTTAGCTATTAAAAAACAAGCTAGACAGAACTTAAGCAAGGGTACTAAACTACAAAGAAAGAAGCGACCTATAAATAACACTAAAAGACTTTACAATAGTATAAAATATGAAAAGTTAATACAAAATGAAAAGACCATAGCTTACGGTTTGTTAATGGAAGATTATGGTGATTTTATTGATCAAGGTGTAAAAGGTACTAAAAGTAATTATAGGGTAAACAAGAATACACCATTTAAATATTCTACTAAACTACCACCTTTTAAAGCAATAGGTAAATGGGCACAAGCAAAAAACATAAGATTTAGAGATGCAGAAGGTAAGTTTAAAAAAGGAAATTATAATTCTATTGGATATGTAATTGCAAAGTCAATATTTGAAAAAGGTATTAGAGCAAACAACTTTTTTACAATACCATTTATAAATGAATATAAAAAATTACCAAATGATTTACAAAACATATTTGCAGACGATATGATAATCTTAATGATAGATAGTATGATAGAAGCAGGTATAATTAAAAAAGGGAACTAATGGCAACAATATTATTAAGATCACCTTATTACGAAACACACAGTCAAGCATACGCAAGTCCTAATGTAGCGAAAAGTGCAATCCTAACCCTATCTGTCAACGGAACACAAATTAGTGAAATGAGCAAAGATACTGTGCTAACAGGTACAACAAATCAGGAAACTGGAACAATAAGTTTTGAGATAGCAGATCTATGTAGAGATTATTTAGACATAACTTTTAACAATTCTTACACAGCACAAACAATAGCAATAACTGGTACACTTGTTTTTAAAAATAAAACAGTAGATGAAATTAATACAGGTGCAAGTGGTGTTGCAAATGTAGGTAGTTCTGTAGCAATTACACATACTGGACTAGATGGTTACTATGAATTTATGGAAGGTACAGGAACTGGACAGAATAGTGCAAAAACTATAGCAACAAATGATTTACTAATAGACACAACTTTGTCTACATCACGTATTAATCCACCTACAGGAAATACTGTACAGTTATATTATCCTGTTAACACAGCAGGACAGATACCGTATTGGAATGGAACAACAATAATATATAGTTCTTTTTCTGCAAGTGCTACAACAGCTACTGTTATTAGTACAGTATTTGTTATTAACAGAGTTTGTAATAAACATACAGCTTATAAGGTTACATTTGTAAACAAGTACGGAGCATTACAAGATTTTTACTTTGACGGAAAGACTACAGAAAATATTAAAGTAAACACAACAAAGTTTAAAAGAAACATTAATAATACAAGTTTCGAGTATGACAAACAAAAACATAGTATAAAACAATTTAACACATTAGCAAACGAAGGTCTTATATTGAATACGCCACCTATGAGTTTCGATAGTGTAAATGAAAGTATGAAACAACTACTAGTTAGCGAACAGGTGTGGATTAGAAAAGTAATGGGTGGATCAGAACAAACAGTACCAATTATTATAACAAGTAATCAACAAACAATAAAGACAGGATTAAATGATAAAGTAATACAATATACAATAACAGCAGAATATGCTTTTGATTATATAAGTAATATTAGATAATGAACAATATTGAGTTATATACTAAACTACCTAACGATTTAAATTTTACTAGGTTAGATCTTTATGGTGATGAAACAATATCACTTACAAGAGTAATACAAGATGTAAAAGATCCTGCTAAAGTATTTGCTGATTTTAGTAAAACATTTAGTATTCCTGCAAGTAAAGTAAATAATAAATTTTTTAAGCATTATGAAAATTTTACGCAAAGCTCAACCTATTCTTTTGACGCAAGAAAAAGAGTAAGTGCTAAAATAGAATTAAACAGTTTGCCGTTTCAAAAAGGAACAGTTAGATTAGAAGGGGTAGATCTTAAAAATGGTACAGCTAATGAATATAAAATTACGTTCTTTGGGGAGCAAAACCTTAAAGGTATATTAGGAGAACTTAAATTAAAAGATTTAGACTGGCTTTCTAATTTTGATACAAGTTATACATCAACTAAAATTATTGATGGTTTATCGAGTGATGGTACAGGATCGGTTACAGTTGACAGCGTAGCTTATCCTGCACCACTAGTTACTGCACTTATAGGAAATTCTATGCGTGGATATTACAGTAGTAATACTACTCCTGCATATTGGGATAATACAAAACAAGAAATAAATAAAGCAGGTGGTAATTTAAATCCTAGTCAGGGTACTGCTTACTCTGGTTATTATTGGAAAGACTTAACATTTAGCATTAGACTATATGTAATAATTAAAGCAATAGAAAATTCAGATATCACTGGAGGTTTAATAAAGTTTAGTGACGATTTTTTTAATACAACAAATGTAGGTTTTTATAATTTGTATATGCTATGTCAAAGAAACGCAGGTAAAGTGTTAGAGGGTTTTGGCGATTCATACACACCTAATCAACAATTAAACAAAGGTTACGTTAATGCAACTATCGCAGCAGATCACGAAGAAATACTTACACTAACAAACACAACTATAAATCCTACAGGATTAACTACAGGACAATTATTTCAATTTACACTTACAGTAAACTTTGGTACAATAAGCGATTCAATTTTTGTAGATCTATATGAAGTAAATTCTAACAGACTTGAAACAACATTTACATATACAACTAGTCAAACTGGTGGAACAAGAAGTTATCAAATCGGTAACGGTGCTTATAAACTTGTTTTTAGAAGTAATGCACAACAAACCGTTACAAGTTTTAGTATTAATTTAATAGACACTTTTGACACAAACAGCACTACAAGTATAGCTACTGGAGATTTAGATGCAGGTTTTATTATTCCTAGTGGAGCATTTACAGTACAAAACAGTATACCTGATATGAAAGTTTTAGATTTTCTAAGTGGGTTATTTAAAATGTTTAATCTTACAGCTACAACTAAAAATGGTCTTACTACAATAGATACATTAAATAGTTTTTATACTGGTGGAACATTAAGAGATATAACAGAATTTGTAGACAACACAACAAAGACAGTAGACAAAGCATTACCCTATAGATCAATTAATTTTAAATATGAAGATACTGGTAACATATTAGCTAAACAACACAACGAACAATTCCAGTCAGATTGGGGTAGCGTTAGTTATGATGATGATGGAACATTAGATAGCAATAATAATACTTATGAAATAATTGCACCATTTCAACATATGAAGTTTGAAAGGTTATATGACGGATCTACAATAAAAAATATACAAGTAGGACATTTGTTAGATGACAAGCAAGAAGCATATTTAGGAAAACCATTATTGTTTTACCCTATACATACAACAGAAATACCGTCACCAACATCATTTAATTTAGTAACAGAAATAAGTGGATATGACGCAGGATCTAGTCCTGCAGAATCTACACAATCTGCATACTGGATTCCTAGCAATACTCCTGCATTATTAAATAACGATACTGGATATCCTGAAACAATACATTTTGGATTAGAGGTAAATGAATGGAATGCTCCTGATACTACTTGGACAGATTCATTATTCGAGAAATATTACAAATCATATATTGTTAACGTGTTTCGATCTAATGAAAGATTAACAAAAATTAAAGCAAAATTACCTTTAAAGTTTTTACAGAATTATAGTCTAGCAGATGAAGTACAAATAAATGATCTTACATATAGAATAAATACAATAACAACTAATTTACAAACTGGAGAATCTTCATTAGAATTATTAAATGGTAAAGAAACAGTAGCAGCAACTGGATCAGGTACAGTAAGTACAACTATATCATCTACAAATAATGCAAATGCAAGTACTGCGTGTGGACTTACATTAAACACTACAGTATATTATAGTGGATCTCTAGGTAATACTACTAGATTATTTACAACAAATGGATTAACAACAGCGTATACTGGATCAGGAAATTATCATAGATTCCCTAGTAATTATTATGCAACTATAGACAGCAACGGTTATGTATCTAATTATAATCCGTGTCCAACACTTGCTCCTGTAATGACAACAAGTACAGCAACAAATGTAACTTATAGTTCTTTTACATTAAATGGTAGTTTAGATGTTACAAATGGAACTATTATAGATAAAGGTTTTTATTGGGGAGTTAATGCTTCATACGCAAATAATACAAGAGAAGTTGTTTCAGGAACAAGTACTGGTAGTTTTTTATTAAATAAAACATCAGGAATTGTAGCAGGTACACCATATTATGTAACAGCTTTTGGTAAAAATCAACACGCAGAAGGAGTAGGAACTACTGTAAGTTTTGCAACAAGTGCAGCACCAAATACACCAACAGTTACATCAGAAGCAGAAACAAATATTGCAGAAACATCATTTACAGCTAACTTAAATATTAGTAATGATGGTGGACAAACAATAAACGGAGCAGGGTTTTATATGGGTACTAATAATTCTAGTGCTACA